GCATAATCCCATTCAGTTGGAATTCCCGCAACAGGGTCTACTACTAATTTAGCATCTACAGCTAAGTCAGTGTATGTTTTACCTGCTTCTAAGTAAACTACTACTGTGTTGTTTACATAATCAACATGTACGTCTTTATCGCTTACAGTACCTTCTGTAGATTTAACTACGATAGGAGTTGCTTCTGCTTTGTCGATTGGGTGACGTAATTTAATGAATAATGCTGAATTGTGTTCGCCATCTGCAACAGTAACAGTAGCACCAGTGATTTCAACTTCACCTGCATTACGAACTGCTTCAACATGACCATCATTTTTTGTATCTGCATCATATACATCATCAATTTTAATACCAGTAACTGCTTGTTTAGCACGGAAGTAACCATCAGTTAAGAAAGGAATACCTTTGTTGATTTGAGGGTTAAGTAATTTCTCGTAAGCAGTTTTCCAAGATTTTGGAGAGTAAGGATAACCTTCTGGATATAAAGCTTCGTCTCTTGCTTTTGCACCTGCTGATGGAGCTACTGACATTGCTTTTAACATAGCTTCTAATTCAGCAGGAGTTTTATCTAAGTAGTATTGTAAGAAGCCCGCAGGTGGTAATTCACGTTCTGCAGCTAATACTTGACCTACGATTTGGAATGGAGAATCTTCTTCAACATCTAGTTTTACGAAGTTACCATCTTCACCAACTTTAACGAAGTCACCTGGTTGAATAGAACCTGTTGTACCATATGCCGCACCGAAATGCATTGCTTTAGCATAAGCAGAAGCAGTTGCTTCAACTGTATGTTCGAATAATGGTACTTCAATGTATTGACGTGTTAAAATTGTTGGGTTGTTCTCAGCAGTTGAAACCATACGGTCACGACCTTGAGAGTAAACAGAGTGATGTAAAACACCGACTGCTTTTTTAGAACCTTCTTCTGCTAATTTGATTGTTGAAATCATACGACCAGATGCTACATCATATTCTGCTGCACCTGCTTCTACGATTTTACCTTTAGCAATTTCTACTACTTGGTTACCTTCTGGACCAAACTCGTAAATGAAAGGTGTTGCTGTATTGTCTTTAGAAACAATCCATTTCTCGCTAGGAGCTTGACCTTCTGATACTACAAGATTAGTGTGTGATTTACCACCGAAAGTGTATTCTGAATTAATATTTGGGAATAATGACATTTAGATTGTCCTCCTTTGATTTTTTAAAGATTAATCTTGATTATTTATTACTTATTACGTTTAGAACCGAATAGGTTAGCTAATACATCTTCTGTGCCTAGTTTTTCTTTAGTTTCTAAGTTAGAAGCAGGATTTTTAACATCTGTTTGGCGGAAAGTTGCTTTTCCTTCTTTTAAAGGATTTAATGTTTTAATTTCTGCTTGTTCTTTTAATAAATCTTCTAAAGAATCATGAAGAGACTCTGATGTACGTGAAACGTATTTAGCAATTGCTTCATCACGATTTTCTTCTTTATTTAAAGACAGGCGAATATCGACAACTCGCTCAGCTAGACCTTTGTGAAGTTCTGTAGCTAATCGTGTATTTTCAGCAACTAGTTCTTCATGAGAAGCTTCTGTTGCTTTTGCAGATTCTTCTAATTCTGATTTCTCTGCTTCTAAAGCTTCTTTTGCTTGTTTAAGTTCTTCAAGCTCAGCTTCTAATTTTACTACTTTAGCTTCAACTTCTGAAACTTTAGCTTGTTCAGCTTGTAAAGCTTCTTCTTTCTCTACTAATTGAGTTTTAGCTTCTTCGGCAGAAGTTTCTTTTTCGCTTAATTCAGTTTTAAGCTTTTCGATTTCTTCTGTCAACGATTCTTTTTCAGAAAGTAATGTTTTATATTCTTCTGATTCTAATAATTGTTCTAATAACTCTTTATCCATGTTTTTTCCTCCATTCAATGCTTCAATTACTTTAACAGTATCAGCATTTAATTCTTTCTTAACGTCAGTTAAGTCAATTGGTTTTCCATCAAAAAATCCTACCGATTCAGAGAAAGTAAATACTTCGTTTGTGTTCGTTACCATTGCATCACTATCAGCAGGTACGTTCACCCATGATACTTCATCGAAGTAAATATCCCCAATAATCCATTGAGCAACTTGTCCTTCATAAGATTCACCTTTATGGTGACCACAAAAGCCTTCATTAATAATATCAGTTCCACAAATACTACATACAGCAGAATTTGTTTCTCCACCAATACTTACTGTCATTAGACGTTCATTTAGAACACCATCAATTGCTTCGGCATCAGTGATTTTAGGAATAACGACAATACCTGGGCGACCTGCTTGTGTGTATTCAGTGTAGTATGCTTTGGCTACACGACCTGTCGCTTTTGTATTTGTGTCGTGATTGTAGATAATTGGTTTTGGATAAGGGTGTAAGAAACTATATACACCTGATTTTAATTTTTCATCACCACGAAGTTTTTCTGCTTGATATACTGTATTGTTACGAGTGTTACCTGCATGAATAGCTTCGATTTTAGGTAAAATGAAGTTGGGGTTTGTACTATTAGTACTTTCCGTAAAATTCTTTCCAACTAATTTTTCATCTACAACTGGTTTAAATGTAAAGCTTTCGGAGAATTTTGAAGGGTCAATATCTAACTTATGATATTTCATCTATAAGTCCTCCTTTGTGTTAGTTGTATCATAAATGCTTATAATACATTCGCAATTAGTGTGATGTGGTGGCAATAACTTTTCAGCCGTTACATCATTTAAATCTATTACTTTTCTGTCGAGTTCTTTGCATTTACTGCAACTCTTCTCTCCAGTCTCTACAACTACTTTGTCTATTCCTTCATTTTTACATGCATAGAATAATCCTTTGTTGTAGGCATCATACATACTTGTCTTCCCAATGCTAATGAATCTATTTCTAGTAGAGTTAAACAATCCAATTGTTTTTGATACTCTTTCAGAAACATTCTCTGTATCATTGATTCTTTCAATTTCTCGGTTAATGTCATTGATTACATTATCAATATACTTATTAGAGTCTTTTAATGTTCTAACAACTAAGAACTGAGGAACTTTTTTCAATGTAACTTTACTATAAGCATTTTCCATTGCTTTACGCAAGTATGTTTCGTTTTTACTTTTATACATTCTACGAATTAATTCTGTAGAGAATGTTTGAATTTCACTAATTGGCTTATTTGAGGTAACCATACTAATTACGTCATTAACTAAGTTACTCCACATGGTAGACATTTCTGTTTTGTAATCCTCCACTCGTAACTCATTACTTAAATTAACCATTCTATCTTCATTGGTCAACACTTTTTCATTTTTAGTTTCATTTACGCCAACTTTTTTCTTATTTTCTTCTGAATGTTGGTTCTGTGGAGTATCTTTATTATCTCCTGCATTAGATGCCGCCTGCTGTTGGTCATCTTTTCCTTCACTATTTGTTCCACCTTCTTCATTAGTAGATGTACTATTAGCTTGTAATGTAGGAATTGTAATCATATTTAAGAATAAACGAGATTCATCTGTTAATGGGTCTAATCCAATTTCTCGACGTAATTCGTCATGTGTAATAGCATTTTGCATAAATAACTGAACAGCATGATTTTCGATTTTTGTTTTTGCATCAAGTTCGATTTCTTCAAAGTAGAATAATACTTCATCATCTGGATTTAAGATAGGGTCATATTGTGCTTCGAATAATAATTCATTAATTAATAATGTTTGAATTTGTTCTGTATATAAACGTTGAAATTCTTTTACTGTATCGAATAAATCTGCTTCTTGGTTATCTGATGTTGATTTATTTGATGAATCGCCAATACCCATTACAGAATCAGATACACCTAAACCAGTAAATACACGTTGACGATAATATTTTAAATAAGGTTCTGCATCAATAGCATTTCCTTCTGAACCTACTACTTTAATATCATGACGTTCTGGAACAACTAATGCACCGTCCATTGGCATACCTGCAATAGTTTCTTTTAATTCATCAATTTCTTCTTGTGTTGCTTCATATCCTGGTTTGTCGATACCTACTTTATATTGATAAAGAGGGAATAAGTTACGATAAACTAATCGAGCAACATTTTCTTCTAATTGACGTAAGATTTGAACATCATCTAATACATTGTATGCAAATGGAATACCATAAGCTCTACCTGTTGGTCTACGATAAGCTAGATGAACCATATCTTCTTTAGCAATAGATAAAGTATCACCAGAACCTGTATCTTGTTCATAACCTAGAATATTACCAGTGTCATCACGAGATACTTTAATAGAAGTAGGTGGTAATAAGAAATAACCTGCAATTGGTTGTTTATTTGTATATCCTACTAAGTTCAAGCCGTTGTATTGACTATACAATTTATTATCTGCACGAGCTT